AATGAAAAATAAAGTTTTAGTTTCTTCAGAATTCAAAACTAAATCTTTGAATTGTTTCATGTCTTTAGTTAAATTCTCACTAACAAATGAGTTAACTAATTTTTTTTCTATTGCCGTTTTATAAAGTCCAAATTTCATAACTATAAATATTATTACTTTAGTAATCTTTCCAAAGTGTCATTTATTTCTTTCATAGAATCTTTGTTTTTTTCAAAGTCCACAAACTCATCATCATCTCTAAGAATTTTTTCAAGAATTAAATCTTTATTCTTAGGATTTAAATTTTCAGGTACCGTTGGGGGAGCTTCTCCTCCTGGTGGAGGTGGTGGTGGAGGTATTTCTCCACCAATTGGGGATTCACCTCCCATATCCGAAGGGGCTCCACCTTCTGATGGTGCTGATGGGGAACCTCCAGACTCTCCTTCTTTTTTACCGTATAGTTTATCAATATTATCAAATAAACCTGTTTTAACAATAACTTCAGCAGTTTTCTTAAGCTCTTCACCAACCGCCTTTTCAATACGTTGTTGTTGGATGTCAAGTTTGATTTCTTCGTCAGAAAATCCAAGTATATGTTTTTTAGCCCAAGACTGTGATACCGCAGCGATTCCTGAACCAGGGTCTGCAACCATATCTTTGTAAAGAAGTATTTTTTCTTTCCAAATATCTACCATTAACAAGTCGGCCTGTTTAGATGGGTTTGTTAACGATAACCTAAAATTGGATAATTCGTCCTCAAACCCTAACATAAACAAGTGAATAATACAAATTTTGTTAAGTTCTTGCAACATACTCTTTTGGATTCTGTTGATTGTTCTTGCAAAACGAATATCCTGTAATGCCAAGTTTTTACCATCACCCACAACTTCCTCAAATCCTAAGAAAGCTTTAGGTACACGTAACGCAGTTAATAATTTCTTTTGAATGTATTCAATATCTGCAATTTCAGAAAGGTTTTGAGCCCCTGGTAAAGTCTCAATTGGATTAGCCGCTGCGGGGTCTCTAACAGGAATAAAATAATCTTGGTCAACCGCCATTTGATTAAATCTCATATCAACATTACCTGTTTTAGAATCAACAACTTGGTCTCTTTTAAACTTATTTGCAACTCTTTGGATATATGGCTCAACGTCTTTATCATCCATGTTTCCAACAAATACTTTAAACACACGTCTTTCAGGTGCTCTTGAAGTTCTATAAATTAACATAGCGTCCTCAGATAACAATAATTGTTTCCAAATACGACGAGCCTTTTCTAACATGGATGTACCATAAGGTAATCTTCTGTCATCACCCAATAATCTAAAGTGAGCGATTTCCCATGTATTGAATTCCATGTCCTTATTTTTCCATGTAAATTTCAAATGTTTTTTAGTTGGGTCTTCGTCAATTGATTTACCTTTAGCTGTCATACCTCTTTCTAATCTTTCAATTTCAACGATTGGTAATTGCATACAACCAATTACACCTTTTTCTGGGTCTAATTTAATGTATACAAAATTATCACCATACTTACATGTGTTTCTTGTCCACATAGGTAAGTTAGTATTAATATCCAATACATTATTAAATAAGTCGGCTAATATCGATTTAATTCTGTTAGATTCTGAATATATCTGTAACATAAATCCATCTTCATTAACTGTTGTGGATTCTTCAGCGTAAATGTCTAAAGCTGCCGAAATTTCAGGAGTAAACTCCATAGATTCATAGTCATAGAACGCAGATAATCTTGTTGGTTCATAATATGTTGCCTGAGTATATAGATTATTTTCAATCTTAGTCCACTGATTAGACAAATAGAACGTTTGTTGAGCTTGTAAAAGCTCTTTTTCATATTCTCTTTTTGAAGTTGTCTTTAATAACTCTTTCTTATCAAATTTTATACTTGGATAATCTTGATTTAAAAGAGAGTTTGGTCCAAATGCTTGAGTTAACCTTTGCCAAACTGTAAAATTTTTTTCTGCCATACTTAAATATAAATACTTTAAATTTAAATTAAAGATTAAGGTGTAACTGTAACTGTAACTCCTTTACCATTTAAACTAGTAACTGCTGCATCGGATGCCGCAGTTCTTGACCCGTTAAGAGTTATAGATATAGTAGACCCACATGATGTCCAAGTTACCCCACCTAAGTAATTGTCCATATCAATTAATAAATTATTAATTTCACTACTTGTTAAGTTACTTAATGACGGGGTGTATAATGTAAAGTAATTTAATTGTATTGACCCCCAATTAATTGTTGCTGGAGTATATGATAAAGTAACTGATGTCGCATTATTTGAATCAAGTGAAAATATACAGTTAGGAAAATCGGTAATATTATTAAATATATTAATTAAATCACCTGTTAAAGTTCCTCTTATATCCACGTTAAAGGTACTTCCGCTTACAATAGGTATTGTTGCAGTATCGGCACTTAATGATGTTGAGTTACCTTTTAATTGTAATATACTATATCCCGCTCTTGGTAAATCCGATAAATCCCCTACCAATACTCCATTTGTAGTTATTGTCAAAGAATTAATGGAGTATGGTATGTCTGATAAATTACCATATAATGAATTATTTCCATCAATATATAATGTCGTAATAGTATTTGGTAAATTAATTACATCACCAGTGATTGTATTATTCCCATAAATAAATACATTAGTTAAATTTGGGAAATTAAAGTCAGAGGTATTACCACTTAGAGTATTTGAACCTACAACACTTATTTGAGTTACTGACGTTGGAAGGGTTGATACGTTTCCTGATACAGTATTAGACCCCCAAATAACAACGTTTTGTATTGACGTTCCGGATAACACCGAAATATCTCCAGTTATAGTTGTATGCCCCGCATTACCAATATATAACACTTCAATTGATTGAGGTAATTCATTTAAATTTGGTGATGTGGTATAATCATATTTAACATTTAAAGTAGTTAAACTACTAAGAGAGGTTATATCACTCATTTGACCAACTAACCTACCATAACTAATTGTCAATGAGGTCAATAAACTTAAATTACCAATTTCTTGGGTATCAATTTCGATAACACTTGAAGTGACCGGAGAAGTATTTGAAAAATTGAGGAAGGTTACATTTCCATAATAATTCATTGTTATTTGTCCGGTGTAGGTCGTTGAATAAGTATGGGATTTACTACTTGATAAAGTTGTTATTGAACTTGTGTTACCGTCACCCCAATCAACATAACCACCAATAGAGGTTAAAATAAAACTAAAAGTTATCGAATCAAGACCAATCGCATCAAATACAAATTGATTCAATGGGATTGGTGATGTTGTTGGCGTAATACTTGGTGTTGGGGTGTTTGTTGGAGTAATAGTTGGTGTAGGAGTATTTGTTGGGGTAATTGATGGTGTGGGAGTTGGTGACGCATTTATTGAATTAGCGAATGGGTTTCTTCTAATTGAGAATTTATCATTCTTTTGAACTCTATAGGTATTTAAACCAACACCAGGTACAATCATTCTTGAACCTGTAAATTTATTTCCGCTACTTGGTAATTCTTCTACTCCCATATTGAATAATTATCTCATACCTCCAAATAACCATCCATAATTCTGATAATCACTTTTAGTTGGTTGATTTTTTTGTTGTCCTTTATTCACATCAGTCATTGGGTCAAAAAATTGTGTCCTATAAGTAGGTTCATTATTATTAACCTGCCAAGCTTCAATCATTACTTTTGCTTGGTCACTAACTTTTGTTATCGATGCAAATGAAGATTCCCCAATGTAAACCGCCATGGCGATTGACATAATTAAATCATCATGTTGTCCTTTTTGGTGGTCAGGTCGACCATTAATATAAATGAAAGTATTCATTTCATTAAGTAATCTATTAGACCTGATAATCAATCCATGTCTTAAATATTCTTCAAACATGGCAATAATTTGTACCCTTTTATTGTTAAAGTTTAGTCCTGGTATTTTATCTTGAGTCTTAGGGTCCCATTTCCATCTATTTGTCGCGTCTAATCCATCAGTATATAAATCTTTATACCCTAATTCCTGTAATTTACGAGATGTTGTGACACCCATACCACCAGTGATGTCGACAACAATAAACGCAGAATACATCATTGCCCACTTGTAACATATTTCAGCAAGAATATCAGGAGGTATTTTACCAACATATTCTGCAACTTGTTCTCGTGTTGTGAAATCTAAAATTTGAAATGTTGAGTAATCTTCACTATCCCCTCTTGAAACGTCAACACCCATAATGTATTTATGCCCAATTTCAGGTTCCTTCCATATCCATAAAGACCCTCCAATCATCTTATTTACAGGGTCTTTAATCATTGTAGATTTAATATTTTCAATAATGTTTGAATCAATTACGTTGTCACCCGAGCCTAAAAATGCACATTCCAATTCTTGGTTAACTTTTCTTTTATCGTACTTTAATTTTTTAACCATTGATTCGTACCATGAAGAACTAGGTCTGTATCCATCATTAACTAATTTACGTATTTCGTCAAAGTCCTTTTCTTTATTGGAGTAATCAATTATTTCAACATCTTGATATTCGTTACGATTTAGATAGTAATGAATTATGTCTTTAACGTTTAATAGTTGTAAATCTTTAGCGTATCTTGGGTCCTTCCACCAAACCATTTCTGAAATTTTAAACTCATTCATGCCTTTTAAAGCTTGGTCATAAATTTCATAATAAATTGGGTCAAATCCATTAGGAGTTGATACCACAATAACTTTACCTCCTGTGGATAATGACGCCATACAAGCTGCCCAAAAATCTCCGTCAGCTTCAATGTACGCGGCTTCATCAAATATTAGAATAGTTGGGGTGTATCCACGTAACGCATCCTTGGATGTTGCAACAGCCTTAACTTCACACCCATTAGTTAGTTTAAAGTGTCTTTGTGAATTTTTTTCAGATGAGAAGGTAACACCAACCCAAAAAGGCCATTGTTCTGTAAATCCTCTAATTTTATTTGCAACCTCAACTGCGGTATCTAATTTGTTTGCAATAATCAATATTTTTTCAGGTTTGTTTTTAGATGCAAATATTAATTTTTTTGATGCCCATGCCGCGGTTACAGTTGAGACTCCTGCTTGTCTATATTTTAAAGCAATGTTTTCATTATAGTTTTCATAATCATTAACTAAACCAACTTGGTCAGGAAATAATTCTAATGGTACATATTTTTGAACGGTGTTGTCGTAAGTTTGTAAATATGTCTTTAATGCGTATGGAGTTGATTTCATACACTTGGTATATTCCAAAATAACTTGTTCTTTAGTTAAATTCATAATAATAAATATCTGAAATGATATTAAATAAGAAACCCCTCATTGAGGGGTTTTTAAATATTTTTTTAGAATCCTAATCCTGATAGAAAATCTTCATCGTCAAACTGTTCTTCACCGTATTTTTTCTTTTCAACATACGATGGGTTTTGTTGCATTTTCTTTACTAATTTTTTAGATTTTTCAACTAACTGTGTTATAAAATTTTCAGCGAAATTTTGGTCAGTTAATCCTAAAGTAAATAATGATTTGGCTAATTCAACCAAAGATTCATATTTTTCTTCAGATAAAAATTTAAGTACAAATGGTGTTAAATCTCTTTGTTCTTGTTTATCGGGTACTAATTTATTAAAAACTTTATAAAATTCCATAAAGAATTTTTCACCATAAACTAAATCGTACGCTTCAATTTCTAATGAACTTGCTTGTTGTTTTGCTAATCTACCCTGTTCAGTTTTTTCACCACCTGCCGACGTGAAGAACATTGCCACACCTTTAACTAATTCATGAACTAATAATGGTAAAGTCATTGCCCTTGCTCTAATAATAAATGGACCTGTCGGTTGTTGTGATGATGATTGTTGTTGTTGTGTTGGTTTTGGTGTTTCATCCTCTTCTTCCTCATCTTCCTCTTCACCAGTTTTCCCTTGTGGTTCATTCTTAGGTGGTACAACTTCAATTTGACCTATTTGACCTCCTCCTGAAGTACCTACTGAACCAATATCAGGGAATAACCAATACATATGTAACATTA